AAATATTTCTTGCTTTTTAGTAGCTAGTTGTTGTTTTTGTAAATCTATATCAGACATAAAAAGTTCTCCGTATTGTATTTATCTTAGGCGATAAATATACATATGCCAAGAATATCATTATACAGACCAGAACGCGGCAACGATTACGATTTCATAGACAAACAAATCTTTGAAATGTTTACTGTTGGCGGTACAGACTTTTTCATCCACAAGTACATTGGTACTGATGACGGAGAAACTGTTAAGGACGAAACACAAATTCAAGACTTAATGTTTCTCGAAAACAGAGACAGGAAATACGATCCTGATATCTATACTATTCGCGGAATCTACAACGTACAAGACATTGATTTTAATTTAAGTCAATTTGGTCTATTCTTAAGTAACGATACTTTATTTGTAACTATTCATATTAATAGTTCTGTTAAAAGTTTAGGCAGAAAAATAATGGCAGGTGATGTTATAGAATTGCCTCACCTGAAAGATGAATATGCACTTAACAATTTTAGTACTGCTCTAAAACGTTTTTATGTAGTCGAGGAAGTTAATCGTGCAGCAGAAGGATTTTCGCCTACATGGTATCCGCATTTATACAGAGTAAAACTAAAACAAATAGTTGATACACAAGAATTTGCTGATATCCTTGAAAGGCCTGAAAACGAAGATGCATTCGAAGGCGATTACGATCCTACTAAGACATATGACGTTGGACAAGTTGTTAAATACCAAGGGGAGTTATACGAAGTAATAGTTGAAACTACAGGTAACTTACCAACTGATACAAACTACTGGACAACATTCCAAGAAAATACGCTGAGAGATTTATTGAGTACATACGAAAAAGAAATGCAAATTAATAATGCAGTTGTTTCAGAAGCAGAATCGAATGCACCGAAGTCAGGTTACGATACAAGCCACTTCTATACTGTTGCAATTAACGATTCAGGCGATGTAGAATTACAATCAGCGGACGAAACACAAATTGACGCAAGTGCAATTAATGCAACTGCTGACGGAGTATATGCTGCTCCAGATAGAATCGGTTATAACGGTTACTTGCTCGGCGATGCGGCAGCACCTAATGGCGCTGTGTTTGGCTCAGGAATACAATTTCCTGTAGACAGTGTTAAAGATGACTTTTTCTTGAGAACAGATTTTATGCCTAATAGATTGTTTAAGTACGACGGTACACGATGGATTAAAGTACACGATGTTGTTAGACATACACTTTCTAATTCAGACAATAGACAAACACAAAAAGGCACGTTTATTAATAATAATAACTCAAGTGAAATTAGCGGCGAAGTTGTTGAAGAGCGTCAAAGCTTATCACAAGCACTTAGACCAAAGGCGGATAATTAATGCAACATTTTTACGATGCACAAATAAGACGTTACATCACTCAAATAATAAGATTAATGAGTGGTTTTAGCTATAAAGACGGCAATGGCCGTGTTAAAACTGTACCTGTTATGTACGGTGATCTAACTCGTCAAGCTGCAAATATTATTCGAGACAACTCCGAAAACAAAATTCCTAGTGCACCGCGTATGAGTGTATACATTACTGGTTTAGAAATGGATAGGACTCGTACTGCTGATAGTTCCTATGTTAGTAAATTGAACATTAGAGAACGTGCTTATGATGCACAAGGGCAAGAATACCTAAATATGGAAGGTAAAAACTACACTGTAGAACGTTTAATGCCAAGTCCATATACATTAAAAGTAAGTGTTGATATTTGGAGTTCTAATACTGATCAAAAATTACAAATATTAGAACAAATTCTAATGTTGTTTAATCCAAGTCTAGAAATACAAACAACAGACAACTATGTCGACTGGACTAGCTTAACTGTTGTTGATCTAGAAGGTATTACATTTAGCAGTAGAAGTATTCCTGTTGGTACAGAAAGCGAAATTGATGTTGCACAATTAACATTCAGTACTCCTATATACATTAGTCCTCCTGCAAAAGTTAAACGTCTAGGTATTATTACAAATATTATTACTAGAGTTTTTGACGAAAGGTCAGGAGATATTGATCTTGGACTTAGTGGTCCAGAAATGCTTGCATACAGTGATAATCAATTGCCTACAGAAATTATTTCTGACACTATTATTAATGAAAATGGCGAAATTGATATTGTTACTAAAAACAGAATCGATGCACAAATGGTTGGACAAAGTAATTTGTCTACTACATACAACGACTATGGTCTTTATGTGTTAGGTAACGAAGCACAACTAATAAAAGACTTTAAAGTCGGCGAAGCAGATTGGAATCAAATTATATCTGCATATCCTGGACAATACAGAGCAGGTATAAGTCGCATTGTACTCAAAAATAGTTCTGACCCTACTACTAACATCATAGGTTACATTACTGTTAATAGTTTAGATAGCTCTAAGGTATTAATAGACTGGGACGAAGACACACTTCCAAGCGATACTACAATACAAGGTCCAGTTAGAAATAACGGTAGTATAGATTATATTATCGATACTTCTAGATTTGACCCTTCACAAGATAAAACTGCTGGTATTAGATTATTGTTAATTACGCCAATTAACTCCGAAGCAGACATTTGGAGAAATAACGATAATTCATTGTTCACTGCTGACGAAAACGATATCGTAGAATGGGACGGTGCTAAATGGAATATTATATTCGATGCTAGCGAATCTTCAGATGTTACATACGTTAGTAATTTAAACACAGGTGTCCAATACAAATGGACAGGCGATATGTGGATTCAGTCATACGAGGGAGAGTATTCAGAAGGTGCTTGGATGTTGTATCTCGAGTGATAACTATTATTATGAAAGATACAATTGTTTGCAGTGGTGCAATTTTTTACGCTAAAGCAACTAATAGAATACTACTTCTTCAAAAATCTAATGGAAAACATAAAAACACTTGGGGTCTTGTTGGCGGAACAAACGAGTCAGGCGAAACTCCTTGGCAGGGATTACAAAGAGAAGTCCAAGAAGAAATCGGTACTCTTCCAGAAATAATTAAAACACTTCCTTTAGAAAGCTTTGTTAGTAACGATAACAGGTTTAATTTTCACACATATCTTTGTGTAATCGAAAAAGAATTTACACCTCAATTAAGCGAAGAACACAAAGGCTGGGCATGGTGCAGCATAGACAGTTGCCCAAGACCTTTGCACCAAGGACTACGCAGTAGTTTTGGGAATAAAACAATTAGAAATAAACTACAGACAGTGTTTGATATTATGGATCTTCTTTAGTATCGATATATTCAGTTTCTCCCGTTCGTAAACTTTCAACATCAATAACATTATCTATTTCACTTAACGGTATAAGTTGCCAAGTTGCTTCTTTGGTATTCCATATCCACATAAATTCGTCAACTTGTTCAAGTGGTTCAACTATATCACCGACTACATTGTCCATTAGCGTAGCAAATATGTACGAGTTGCTGTTTTTAAATTTAATTCTAACTACACATTCTTCTAGCACGCCAGGTAACACTTGTGATAATACTTCTGCATCTGATGGTTGTCCGTAATCGATATCGTAAGTATCGTCTGTCATTCTTTCCTCCAAAAAAATAGGGACAGTTTTTACACTGTCCCTAGTATATAGCTTACGCTTGTGATTCAGACCATGTAATACGAGCTGAAGCAGTAAACGGAGAGTTTGCACTAACATCTGATGTGTTAACAAGTTTAACAGCAACAGTAAGTATATCCGGACCGTTCGGGAATACACCGTTACCGCCTAGTATACTATTACCCATGTCAATCAGTGAACCTAGTGGGAAGTTAGAAGTCTGTGCTAGACGTTTACCAGTGTTGTCAACGCTACCACCTGACGCCCTAAAGCTGAATACTTCTGTTCCGCCGATTACTTTTTCACCTGCATTGTGTCTAATTAGCTGAGATAAACTTGGCGAGTTTACATTCTGCCAGCCAATACTACTCAAGTCACCGTTAAGTATCAACGATACTTCACAATCGTGTGTAAGAATTAGACCAACTTCGTTCAATTTCAACTGCATTCGGTTGATAATTTCACGAGCACCTAATTCGCCACTCAAGCTCGAGTCAACACTCGGAGCAAGTCTAAGAGTAACCAAAGGAATTGTTGCAGTACCTAGTGATATACTCGAAGTACCGCCCGAAGGTGGAGCACCTACATAAACTAATGTGCCTTGCGAAACTATAGGATACACACTTGGACTACTTATAGACCTAGTTATATAGATGTATACCTTAATGCTGCCGCCGTCAAACTCAGTGTAATCAACTTGTTCGCCGTTAAGTTCGCCGTTTTGAGTATACAGTGGTGTGCCTGAACTAAATTTACTTGCGTCACCTGAAGAGAAGCTTAATTCTACCCACCAATCGTAACTTCTTGCACTTCTGTTCCATCTACGTACTAGATCACTGTTTAGATTAGTAGTTGCAGTATTAGACTGACCGTTTGTAAATGTTAGTGTATTAGATGTTGCTGTAAACAAGTACGCATCGTCCTCGTCAAAGCGTCCATCCATAATAACCGATGTACCCCAGTGGAATAATGTCGGTGCATAACTTGGATTACTATCATTTTCTACTTCATATGCAGCAGGTATGTTACCTGAACGCATATAAGCTTCGTCTAGTCTGTTGTTATGCAAGAATGAGTGTACGTATTTTACGTGACCTTTACGATCTTTAAATCCAAAACGTACTTTACCAGCACCGTACCATGAATAGTCCATGTATGCCATTTGGATTTTGTTGATATTTAAGTTAAAGCCTGAAGGACCAAACCCGTCACATGTATCAACGTTCCATTCAGCTTGCGGTACTTTAACATCAACTGTTTTAGTAAGAATTACATTCGATGCGCTAATACCTTTGTATTGCGGCTGGATAATTAATTCATCTCTTCCGGTTATCTTAACTACTTTATATGTACCGCCACGTATTACAATTTTATCTTGTTCTTGTAGCTGTCCGATAAAGTTAGTATCTGTACCTTTTACAACGTTACCGTTATACGTTACTTCTACAACACCCGATAACTGTTGAGTAGAACTTCTGCGAACACAGTACAAGTCTTGTCCATTAAATTCAAAGAAGAATCCGTTTTGGAAATCAAACATACCGGAACGTGTGTAAGCGCCGCTGTATCCATTTAGATTATACTGAATAATACCGTTTGGAATACCCGAAGACGGAATATCGTTTAGGGTAAATTTAAATGTAAACTCGTCAATGATTTCGTTTACAAAGAATTCACCGTTAAACGCACTGTCAGTAGAACCTGTTACTAAAATACTTTGGCCTGCTGACAATCTGTGCGGATATCGAGTTTTACCTGTTGCTGCATAGATATCAGGTACAGAAAGAGTAATAATCGATGTTTTATTGGTATCAATTTGTGCCTTAGCATTTTGAAGTTCAGTAGATGCCCATGTAACGCTTGGATAAGTTTTAGTTGGCTTATTGACTACATTAATTGTGCCTCCCATTGATGAATGGTTTTCACACTGGTAGTACAATGTGCTCGGGGTACTTGCATCAACAGTCCAGGTTATAATACCGTTTTCAGTACCGTTATTTGTTACACCTGTATTATACTGATCGCCAGTTCCGGTAGATGCTGCTGTCTTAATCCAGAAAGGATGTCCAACTGCTGACACGTCAATAGTGTATGTAACACCTTTTACGATAGTGAGCGGGAATTGATCAAAACCGTTAATTAAGTACTGAGTTGTTCCGTCAGCAGTTACAAATAGCGTTTCGGCATTACCCGATCCGTCAATGTATGCTTTGCCGTATCTAACAACATTACGTATTATGTCGCTTAGATTTGCAATAATTGCTGCATCGCCTGCTGAAGCATTGTTACCAGAAGTGTCTTGTGCTTCAGAATTGCCTGTAGACGGAGTAATTAGAGTGCCTTGCACAATAGCTGGGAGGATATCTGCTAAATGATCATAAGCTGCAACTGTTTGCTTCTTATGACTTGGATCGATACCTGGATTGTTTCCGCTATCGAAGTAGTAGAAGAATTTAGCATTGTCGTAAGTAGCACTAATACCTCCGTATAAAATGTCATAACAGAAGCTGTATATTGCATATTTTATATCACGAGTACATTTTGCAATATCGTGATCAGTAGGACCGTAATTAACTTCTACATATGCATTAATTTCAGCAGTAATAAAGTCTAAGTTTGCAATCATTTTATCTTTTGCAGCTATTTGACTAGAAGTTGCATTTGTAGGATTTGTATAAGTATGCGAGCTTGCAACACTTCTTCCGTTTTCAGTAATATTAAGTACTTCTGACCAGAAGTTCGATGCTCTTGATGTAGCAGTTGCACTACCAGCAACATTACTCAATGCAAGTGTTCTGTCTCTTGCTTCTCCGATTGCATTAAGTACTGTTTGGTTAATATCCAAACTGTTAGATTCTGCAATTCCTAAGAATATCGAATTGTAATTAGTACCCAATGCAACATCGTAACCAACACCGTCTAAGAAGTAGCCAATATCTCTATCACACTTAGCTGTTTTATTCAAGTCAATTGCCGATGTTAACGTCTGGAACTGTGTTGGCGGGTTAAAGTTAATAGCCAACGATGTTTGAATACCTTTACCAGACTGGTAACGGAAGTACTTACGTGTTTGACGTCTTATCTGACTAAACGGCGCAGTACCTGCTGCAATTTCTACACCACCGTCGAACGGTCTGTGTACTGCATATCCATCCGGTCTTGCATATATTGCAGTTTCAAGGAAATAACTAGTATCATTCGCTGCAAACGGTATAATGTCAGTAACTTCCAGTGTTTGATCGTCAGCAATTGCTTGAATAACGTAAGTTTCAATAGTTCCTGGTGTATTAGTATTGTTTTTAATACCTATAGTGTCGCCTACTTTGTAGTAACGTTTAAACAAAGTCTCATCGTCACCTACTACAAGTTTAGAGTTTTCTGTAGTTGTAACAGTTCCGGCACCTTTTAATCTACCATTAACTGTTGTAAATGATATGAAATGGCTTTCGCTAGCACCCGTTGCAGCTAAAGTATTCACTGCTCCGTTTAACGCTTCGACATACGAGTTAGCTAAACCAATATTAAAATCGTCTGCTACATATACGTAATACTGCGCTTCTGAAACTAGACCTGAAATATCTGCATTTCCATTGTTATTATAAACTACAGGAGAACCTGGACTAAAGTTATGCGCAGTTCCAAGATTTATTAAATCTCCTGAAATTAGACTAGCATCAAATGTTATGTCAGTTGCCGGAGCACTAAATGGTAGTGCAATTTGCATTTTATTCTCAGCAGGAACACTAGTTACAGTATATGCACCGTCTAGTGCACCGATAACACCACGTTCAGTAAATGTTATTGTTGGCGAACCTGCATCGGCTAAATCTACACTAAATCCTGCTTGACTTTTTAGTCCAAATCTATCCGAATTTATAACTTTAATTAATTGGCTGCTACCAGGTTGCAGATCGGGATATGCAAAATTATCAGCAAAAAATTGAGCAGCGTCAGTTAAGAAAGTCTGGACGGTTGTATTATTCCACGTTGTAGAAGTTCCTAATCCAAAAATACCTTGTAAAGTAAAGTATCTAGGACCTGTGCCATAATGATATGTAAATTGTGACGTGTTTCCAGTACCGTATGTATAGTTATAATGGAACTGGTTATAATTATTCCAGTTATTATTCCAAACACGTAGTTGGTAAACAAAGTGTCCTTGACGGGCGGTATCACCATTTACATAATATCCGACACCTGACCAACGCCAGTTACTGTCACCATTAGAAGTAATACTTTGGTTATTTGTTTGGAATACAGTTTGACCTGTTTGTGCGTTAGAAAACAAATATTGTCTAAACTCGTGTGGAGTTTCATCACTGTTACCCATTATTAACCAAGAGAAGTGAGGAACTGATTCGTTTGTATTAAAATCAGTACCGATTATGCCATAACCGTCATTCTGATACGGAGCTTGGGCTACTTCTTTTACTTCTGAGCTGTTGAAGCTTCCACTACGGTATACATTGTATTCTGTATTCACGCCCTGGCCTTTGGTTTGATCGTATACGTAGCCGCCGTTGTTATTTAAATAGTTCAAATAAGCAGAAGATCCAGACGGAACACCTCTACTGATATACTGACTTGATCCAGTAAAGTTAGATGTAACAATATCTCTAACAGTAGAGTCGTTAGCAGCAAAATCTTTCAAAAACGTATCAAAAATTGTCCAAGCTTCGTCTGTTGTACCGGACGTAACATTTGCTTTAGGATCAATAGGTCCTGTAGTGGTACTAGGCAAAGTTCCGCCGTCTATTGCTGCAACTTCAACTTCTTCATTTCCGTTGTAACCGTGACCTGGAGAATAGAATGAGTTTGCAGTTACGTTAATCTTATTACCGTTAAATTGATAATCACCTGTAGCCTGTACCAATCTGTACTTTGTACCGCCCAGTGACGATAACGAAAATCTGTTTTGGTCAACAACATTAACAATGTAATCACCGTAAGATAAGTTTACATTTGACGAAGCATCAAATAGATTAGTACTTGTTGTAGATCTTGCAACTAGTCCACTCGGATTGTATGTTTGACCGCCAGTGCCGTCGCCGGAGAAAATAAAGCCTACGTAGTTGTTTGTGATGTACGAACCATTCCAGTAGAATCCGTTACCACCGTCGCCGGCGTTGTAGTTACCGAAACCATAACCTTGTGTAGTAGTGTAGCTAGGTCCTGGTGTATTACCGTCTACTTTACGACCGCCTTGTGCAAATGCCCAAAAACCGTCATCGCTTGCAAATCTAGCAGTAGTTTGATAACCTTGTTGGTTTGGGATTTGGTTGTTCGAGAATCTCCAACCTTGGTTTCCTGTAAAGTCTGTGCTTTCGATTGTTCCATTAGGAGCAATTACAAAAGAATATATTCTATGATATTCATAGTTACCGACATCTGGATAGAAGAAATCTGCTGTACGTTGTATATTGTACTGGTTGGTTGTTATGCCATTACTTTGATTAATTCTGTCTCCAGTAAATACCCAGACCATTAAGCCTCTAAATGAACCGCTGTTAAACATAGCAGCAGCCATCCATTTCTTGCCGTCAGCTGATGAATAACCTTGTGCAGATCCGCCACTAAAATCAGAAAGTGTTCCGCCTGTACCTAGGTAGTTTCCGTTGTCTTGGTTATAAACGAATCCTGCTTGAGTTCCTGGGTGTACGCCTCCGCTAGCAGCAATACCGAACAACTGCTCTGCTATTGCGTTTTGCTGTGCAATTGCAAACACGTTAAAGTCACTTACATGACTGTTAATAGCCGACGTCACTGATCCGAAATTATTATTGCTAGCACTTAACCCACTTAGACTACTTGCTAGGCTTTGTAAATCACCTAGTATGTTGCTACTAAAAGTAGGTCCTTCGCCCGGATCTGGTGGTGTTGGATCTACTAGTTCAATTGCACTGCCAGTAACTAGACCGTGATTTTCATAGTAGAACGTATCGCCTTCGTCGTCATCTTCCAATAACATGAAAAATACTTGTCCTCTATTAAAGTACTGATCCGTTCCTTGGCTGTAAGTAAACTGGTTATCGTAGTAACTGTAAAATCCACCGCTAATATATCCATACGCATTTGATGTACCAAATGCACGATAGTTGCTTTCATTACTATATCTTTGCCAATCTTCTATAAAGTTGTAGTTTCCTGGAGTATCACTGGTCTCTGGCATTACCATTTGACTTTGTTGGTTAGTACCGTACCAGTATCTTACTGCTGTAGTAGATATACCTGCACCGTTAGGAGTGAATACTATTTTCCCATCTGGGATTTTAAAACCTTGTCCGAAGTTTCCTCGTCCAGTGTTATAATAAGAAAAATCGTAAAAATCCCAGCCGCTATTACCATTTTGGCCGTATCTCCAAGCACTAGTATAGTAATAAGTTAAGTAGTTATTGCTAGGTTTGTAAAGTCTTGATACTTCATAACACAAATTTAAACTAGCAAAGCCATAATTGTAAGTACCTGCACTTGTAAAGGTAATTGCTGCACCGTTATAAGAGCTCGATAATTGGAATGTCGAAGCGGATGCGTTTCTTACATAATAAACTTGGAAACGTTGTAATCCCCCAATTTCAGTATCGCCGGAAGGCGGAACATATAACAAACAATCGTTATTTCTTAAATTATGATTGTTCCAAACAATCGAGTTACTATTTACATCTACACTTCCTGCATTGAATTTACGAGAGTGTGTTGCACGTTTTTGCTTTGTTTCAGTAAGCTGAGAGACATTTTGGAACTGAGTTGTTAGGAAATTATCAAAATCAACATAAGGACGTCCGTCTGGAGCAGTTCCTGTTGTTTGTTCTATCCTAACTTGTTTTGTACCTACCGTATTAACTAGATAAAAGTTAGATCCTACTACATAACCGTGCGGATAAGGAGTAGTTATAGTTAACGTTGCAGGATTACGTTCGTTTGTAGTAACACCTATTTCTTGGCTAAATGGTATCTGTGATCCTGAATAAAACTGTCCCGGAGTAATTGTAGTGTATACGTTAGAAATAATTCCGTTAGCTGTCTGTACAGACGCAGCTTTATATGTAAACACATCATCAGCAGCAGAGCTAATTAAGAATTTACCTTCTGCTGTTCTCGATGTTAGACCCCTAACATCAATTGGTGTACCTACTACTAATCCGTGAGCTTCCCTACAGCGAACAGTTACAACATCGCTTCCTGTTGATGCAGTAACACTTGATATAATGTCAAGTGGTAAATCTGAATCAGAAACATAATACGATGGCACGTTGTTTGACAATTCAAGCGTTTCCCACTTAGTAGATTGTAAGCCGTATTCAAAGTCAGTATCGATCAAGTTTTCCGGATTTGATACACGGATCTTGTTTACTGGATCTAGCAAAGATTCTGCAACATCTATTCTAGGTTCAGCTTCCTCTATGAAAATTTGCAATCTAGAAGTATCTGTTACACCTGCTGCTGCCATGTCAACAGTTAATTCAAATGATGTATATTCTGTTGCTTCATTAAAAGTTCGTGCTACAAATCCAGCTGCTGGATTAGCAAAGTTGTACAATATTGTATTAGTTTCAACATCTGATATAATCAATAACGCTTCAGGTAGAATATTGTCTTCAATTTCTACAATGTTATTGTCAATATCAATACGATAATGATTTATAAGTTTTTTTGCCATCTATATTTTCCTTTAACTACCAAATGCTATCGAATAAGCTATTGCTAGATTTGCTGTAATTCCTGTTCCAGGCTGTATTAGTTGTCCATTACTGTAAACTGCTCCAACGTGGATATCGCCAGTTGCTCCAATACCGCCTGTGATTCTTAGTGCTCCTGTAGATGTTGATGTACTGTTTGTACCGCTAATTTGCACTGTGCTTGTACCATTATCAGTAGCTCCGCCGATTAGTACAGTTCCATTAAATTCTGCTAAACTAACTGTTCCATTATCTTCTACAGTAATACTCGGTATTCCACTAACATCGTTTACACTAAACAGTGTTCCTGTTAAATTATTACTTACACTTAACAGCTGGCCTGCTGAGCCTTCGATACTCAGTGTACCGTTATCAGTAGGATACACGTACAACGTGACATCTTGCGCTCCGGTAGTGCTGTTAGCGCCACTAAAGACGATTTTAGGATCATCTGTACTACTACCGATATTCGGTGTAATTACAATATTCTTGTCACTATTTGCCATGTTTTATAAACTCCAAAGTATTTATCATTAAACAAACTTACCTCGTAAGGCCTGATAGTTTTGTTTAATTTCGTCTGCTGTAAGTATTGTGTTATTCTTATGTAAGAACCCTAATTCAAAAGGTCTATTTAACCCACTGTGGTGATGTCCAGCAACTCTAAAATAATAGTTTGCACCCGCAGAGAACCCTATATTTTTAGTTCCAAAGGTATGTGTACTATAAAGATCACCATTAATGTATACATTTACGTTATTAGCACTTCCGTTGTCTATCATTGTAGCACAAACGTAATACCATTCATTTAAATTAAATGTGTGAGCAGTTGATACGTTCCAACTTGCACTAGGTCCTCTAACCATAAAAGGAACGTTGTTACTTCCCCAAAGACGATAACCTACATAATCTAAATCGAATAACCAGCTGTCGTTTGTACGTGCAGCAGTTTGTTTGGCAAAACCGCCAATTGTAAAACTTTGTGCATACCAATCCGATTCATTATTATGGTTGTAATTAAAATCTGCATACTGTGTACTACCATTAAACGCAAGTGTTCCTAAAGTGTAAGATGGTCCACCAATCAATGTGCCGTTTGTTCCTCGACGTGTTAGATCATTCCATCCAGTTCCGCTGCCGGGATAACTTTTTGTATTACCTGCATCTACAGCCCATACTAAATTTCTACTAATAATCGAAGGATTATAATCCTGTGCCATTATTTGTACCTCGTTTTTAAAGCATTATAATTTTGCTTTATTTCTTCAGGTGTAAAACTTTTTAAATATTTTTTAAAGTTACTTATATAACCGTAAAATGGTGCGTTAGGACCTACATCAGTTCCCGGCGTATCAGTTGGTTTTTCAGATCCGTTGCCAATAATACCGTATCTAGGAGTTTCCGAACTTATTTGTCTATTAATACCTGCATAAGCACCTGTATGCTCGTGTACAATTTCTCCGTCGATAAAAAACTTAACTGTTTTTGCATCGTTTGCAGTAAATGTCATTCCTACTTGGTGCCATGCATCGTCGCGAAGATCACCTGTCCAAGAACTTGCACTAATATCAACAATGCCTACAGTATCGGTAAATTGAAATGCCGGCTTACCTGGATTTATTGCTGCTCCGCTGTCTCCGCCTATACTAAAACGATATACCGAGCTTCGGTCGAAACTTACAAGTATTCTCTGATCTTGGCTATTTCCACTTGTTCCGCTGTTTGCTTTACACCAAAATTCGAGCGTCATATTTGTAATTTGGTCATCTGGGCCACTAGTATATGCTAGGTCTTGTATAAACAAACCGTCTGTAGTAGTCGCTGCCGCATCAAAGAACCAAGCCATGTTTTGTGCATTATACGAAACATAACTACCGTTTCTTATAGCAGTGTAATTGTTGCCGCTCATATCAAACCAATTATTGCCAGAACCCGGGTAACTCTTAGAGTTACCCACGTCATAGTGCAGTAATAGATTATCTAAAATGATGTTCGGTCTATAAGTAACTGCCATTATTTGTCCTCGTATTCTACTACTAATTTATCTACATCTTTACGTTCTGCAAATATTGTGTAGTAGCAATCAATATCCGAATTAGGTTTATTATCAATTGCAATAGTAACCTTTTCAGCATCAGTACCGGTAACATATACAGCCTGGAACGATCCAACTGGTGTTAAGTTAACTGTGATTGTATCAGCATCAACTAAGCCTATCCAGTAATCAGGAAGTTCAATGGTTGTTTCACCTGTAATTCTGCCACGTACATAAACACCTGCTTCTGGACCCTCTAAGCTCACATATCTTAGCTTCATATTTGCTTTAGTTGGGTGGTCAATTACGAAGCTCTTAGTTGTTGCATTTAGTGCACCGTTAATTGTTAGGCTACCGGTCATTGTATCGCCTGATACATTAACAAATCTGCTATCTAAATCAACACTATTAATATCTGTAATGTGTCCAAAACCGTCAAGTGTAATATCTTGTATTACAGTAGCACCTGAATTGTTAACACTTGCTTGAGTACTAGTATCAGCGTGTGTAATTGTAACTGTATCAGTAGATGCTGCTGTAGTGATAGCTATTCCGCTACCTGCTGCAAAAGTTAAAGTGTCATTATTGCTATCTGCTACAATATTAGTTTGTCCAGATACAGCAATAGTTTTAAATATGTTTTGACTACTACCTCTGTCACTGTTAGTAAATCTAACTGCGTCACTACCTGCATCAATATCAACATTTACACCTGTACCGCTTACAAATGTAACAGTATCTTGGGTAGCATCAGCAGTAGCAGTTCCAGTAGCACTCCAAGTATAACCACTGTCTGTATCGCTAACAGTTACTTTACCAAAATCACTTGACTGACTTGTTAGTGCATTTCCTGTTGCTACAGTTGCAGCGGTTACGTGACCGTAAGTATCAAATGTAAAGTTAATGTCTTGAATGAAAGTACTTCCGCTGTTGTTGCTCGACAAGTTAGCAACACTTGACGTGTCACCGTGTGATATTCTAATAGCATCGCTACCAGCAGAAACATCAACATTCATTGCTGCGCCACTTACAACAGTTAATGTGTCACTAACTGCATCTGCTACAGCACTACCAGTAGCAGTCCAAGTATAACCACTGTCTGTATCGCTAACAGTTACAGTACCAAAATCGTTCGATTGACTTGTTAGTGCGTTTGCTGTTGCTACACTTGCCGCAGTTACGTGTCCGTAATCGTCAAATGTAAAGTTAATGTCTTGGATAAAAGTACTTCCGCTATTATCACTTGATAGATTACTTACACTTGATGTATCTGCGTGGTCTATAGTAATTGTACTGTTGCCGCTTTGGTTAGTAGTAAACGAACCGCCTGTAGCAAGACCATTACCTGCATTAATAGTAATAGTTGCATCTTGAATTTCTGAAGTATATGCAAGTGTACCTGTTGCTGCACCAGCAACTATCCAACGGCTTGCACTTTCGTCCCAGAATAATTGTGCATTAGTTAGCGTACCGCGCTCGATTTCTATACCACCGTCTTCAGTAGGAGAACTTCCTGTATAGTTACTGTTAAGTGTAATAATATTGTCAGCAAGATTAATAGTTTCAGTATTAACAGTAATAGTTGTACCGTGAACTGTTAAGTCTCCGTTTACTTCTAAATTACCATCAATGTCAGCATTACCGCCAATATTTAGATCACCATTAATACCAACACCGCCGTCAACAGTTAGCGCACCTGTGTCGTTTGTAGTTGATGCAGTTGTATTAGTAATGCTAATTGCACTTGCTGTAGTTGCGCCGCGACCTGTAACAGTTGCAAGAGTATCACTTTCTGCTTGTAAATATCTATTGTCAAGATTAACAGTAGCAACACTTGACGCAGTTACGTGGCCGTAAGTGTCGTAAGTAAAACTAATATCTTGTAATACAGTTCCTGCACTATTATCGCTTGATAGATTACTAACAGTTGATGTGTCAGCGTGTGCAATTGTAATAGTATCGCTTGCTGGAGTAACGCCTAATGTAATTCCACCGTTTTCTCTAATAAAGAACGTGTCATCGTTACCGTCAGCAATTAGCGTACCTCGGTCAGTGCCGTTTGATTCTTCAACTGTAATGTTTTTAAAGATGTTTTGGCTGCTACCTAAGTCTGTGTTAGTAATTCTAATAGCATCGCTACCAGCAGAAACATCAACGTTTATGCCTGCGCCACTTACAACAGTTAATGTGTCACTAACTGCATCTGCTACAGCACTACCAGTAGCACTCCAAGTATAACCACTGTCTGAATCTGTTACAGTTACAGTGCCAAAGTCGTTTGATTCTGTTCCTGTTGCTACAGTTGCAGCAGTTACGTGACCAAACGAATCAAACGTAAAGTTAATATCTTGTATAAAAGTTGAACCGCTATTATTACTTGACAAATTAGCAACACTTGATGTATCGCTGTGTTGTATCAGTATAGCGTCAGTAGTCGGGCTAGCAAATAAGTCAACACCGGCACCGTCTACAAATGTTACAGTATCATTATTTGATTCTGCAACAACAGTTCCTGCTGAACTCCATGCATTACCACTGTCGGTATCAACTACTGCAATTGTTTTAAATATATTCTGAGAACTACCTCTGTCGCTTGCAGTTAATGTAGTACCAACTAAACTTAAACCTGTTCCTAACGATAACCAGTTTGCAGAATTTGCACTGTCGTCCCAGAAGAAGATTCTATCTGCATCTGGATCAGTTAGTGTTTCAAGTCCTAAGTGATTTAAACTTAATGTTAGAGCTGCACCTTCTGCACTTGCAGCACCGCCTGTTAAACCTGTGCCAGATGCTACACTTGCAACGTAATCGCCTGTAGTATTTGTTCCTAATTCAACACTATTAACAGCAATTGCAGTAGATATACTAACATTACCTAAGTTAGTCATCGTTGCACTACCTGTTATGTCGCCAGTTAGTTCAATAGTAGGATCATTTACGTTAAAGTCTAATTTTTCGTTCGCTGCATCGTAAGTTACAGCAATGCCGCTTTCGCTATTGCCACTAACCATTCCACCTACTAGGTTGCGAACAGATGTATCAAAGTTATCAATGTTTGCTGTAGTGTGGTTGTGGCTGTCGTCTGCAATAGTAAGTGTTAGTGTTGCGCTACCTAAATCAGTAAATGTAGCAGTACCACTTGCATCGCCGTCAATAGTTAGCGTAGGATCTGGTTTGTTAAGTACGTCTGACCATTCAATATTAGCGTCAACAGTACCTTTAGTTCCGCTAAAGATTTCGCTTGCGTTCGATGCATCTCTTATAAATGTAAACTTACCAGTTGATTCATCGTAACCAAAGAAGCCTAATTTTGCATTTGCACCGTCGTGCCAGCGGAATTCAATACCTCTATCTTTCGAATCGTTCGATGTTGGAACTGTATTTCCGCCTAAAGTAAAGACTGGATCGTCAATAGTAACTGTAGTCGAGTTAACTGTTGTAGTTGTACCGTTTACAGTTAGGTCGCCTGATACAATTAAGTTGTCATCAACTGTTGTTGTTCCGCCTGCAGAGTCAATTATTAAATTACCTGTGCTTGTGTCAATTTCGTTTACCGCAGTTACGCCAACTCTAATATTATCTAGTGTTGCTCCTGCAAATGTTGGACTAGCACCTGTATGTATATCTTGCGGTAAGCTAATTGTTACTGCTGCACTTTCCGAACCGCTGCCAGTTACAGTAACTTGGTTAGTAGTACCAGCAACAGCGGCAACATAATTACCAGTTGTGTCTGTACCAAGTGCTACTGAGTTAGCTGCAATAGTAGTTGCAACACTTACAGTACCATTACCTAAGTCTGTTAGTGTTGTATTTGCAGTACCAGTTACATCACCTGTTAGTGTTACAGTTACCTGCGGATCAGGAATATTAGTAAAGTTTGTAAAGTCTAGATAATAAGTACCTTCTTGTCCGTCTAGTAAGTCTGCGTTTAAATTATCAACTAGTGTACTCGATGCAACTTCTAAAGGTGCAGTGCCGTTAGCAACAGGTAGTTCTAAGATACCGTTAGTTTTAAATGTTGCTCTACGTGTGCCGCCTTGAACAATTTGTAGGTTACCTGCGCCATTTGATGTTAAGTCATCTGGCGATTCGTATATTCTCCAAACATTGCCGCCTGTCCATTCTAGACCTTCGTTTGGACCCGGGTCTGCAAATTTAATATTGTTTACACCAGTAATATTATTGTTGTTTAAGTCAAGTACATCGGCTACAGCAGAACTATCTAATTTAATTGTACCTGCAACATTTAAGTTTTCACTTATACCAACTCCGCCTGTTACTACTAATGTACCAGTAGTAGCACTAGTCGATGTTACATTTTCGTCTATTTTAACACTTGCAGTTGATTTATCACCGTTTGTAGTACCGCGTAATGTCAATGTACCATTTGCAAGAGTACTACCATAAACAGTACTAATACGAGGTGAACTTAACGTTGGAGCATTAGCAAAAACTAACGGTCCAGTACCTGTCTCGTCTGATATAATACTAGCTAGTTGTGCGCTAGTTGTTGCAGCAAATTGGCTTAGATTGCCTGTTGTTGCAAGTGTTCCGCTTGTAGGAAGTGTTACACTAGTATTGCCAGTCGTTGTTAGCCCTAGAGTATGTGCACCAGTGTGTGTAAAGTTTCCGCCTAGCGTAATAGTTTTAGTACCATTATTAACACCAGTACCGCCGTATGTTGGACTAATAACAGTACCTTCCCAAGTACCAGTTCCGATAGTACCTACACTTGTTAAGCTTGAACTTGTAACACCGCTGCCTAACTCGGTGGAACTTAGTACTTTGGTTCCATTTATTTTATAAGATTTTCCAGTAGCAACGTTTAAATCTTCACTTGATGTCCAAGAGTTAACCGAATTTAGCCAAGCAAACGTTTTATCAGTTGCACCTTTAAGTGTTAGACCGCCTCCATCTGCTGTTACATCAGTAGGACTTGCTACACTGCCTAGTTCAATATTTTTATCATCAACACTAATAGTTGTGCTGTTAACTGTAGTTGTAGTTCCATTTACAGTTAAGTTACCTGCTACTGTTAGGTTATCGTTTACTTCAACAGTGCCGCCGGATGAATCAAGAATTAAGTTGCCTGAATTAGTATCAATAGTTGTACCTGATGTTACACCTACTTGTATGCCTTGCAGTGTTACACTGGCAAAAGATGGGTTAGACGTAGTAGCAATGCTCTGTGGCAAACTTAGTGTAACAGCAGCAGTTTCTGAGCCGCTACCTGTTACAGTAATTTGATCTGTTGTGCCTGTAATTGTAGCAATGTAGTTTCCAGTTGTGTCTGTACCAAGTGCTACCGAGTTAGCTGCAATAGTAGTTGCAATGCTTACATCGCCATAGTTGCTTACTGTTACGCTACCAGTTACATCGCCTGTTAATGTAAAGTCTTGGCTTGCGCCTGTAAATGTTGGGTTAGCTAGTGTTTTATTAGTTAGTGTTTGTGTACTATCTAAATCCACCATAGTTTTACGACTAGTTCCTGTTCCTACAGTTAACAAGTCGTTGTCGCTATCCCAAACAACACTACCTTCGCTAGTTTGTGCAGGTGATGCTGTGTTTGGTAGTACAATTGCTCCTGACCCGGCATTAATTGTAGGGTCTGTTAGTGTTTTATTAGTTAATGTTTCTGTACCTGTTAGTGTAGCAAAGTTATCATTGCTTAGTGCTGCATTAAACTCAGCAATTGTTCCTGTTAACGTATTATTTGTTAGGTCGATTGTTTTGTTTGTTAGTGTATCAGTTGTTGCACGACCTACAAGTGTATCAGTTGCGCTCGGCAGTGTTAGTGTACCGCTTGCTGCTGCTTGTGGTTGTACAATAGTTGTACCGCTAGTAGCACCATGATATACTGCATTAGAAAAATTAATATCGCCTGTTGCATCACGCACAACAACAGTGTCAGTTGAGTTATCAGCGTTTGCTTGGAATCCATCTAGTAAGTCTGCGTTAAGATTAGAAACAACAGTAGTTGAAGTTACATTTAATGGAGCAGTACCGTCTGCTACGTCCGAAATAAGAACACTACCAGTAACAGTGCCTGCTACGTCTAGCAAACCTGCAATACTAGTATTACCACTTGACGCAGTAACAACAAATTTATTAGTATTAACTGCTAAGTTACCAGTAAGCGATGTAGCTCCGCCTACTGATAGGCCGTAATTTACATCTACTGTTGCGTTCCTTAAAGATAGTGTACCTGAGTTATCAACACCTACAGTAATTGAGGAACCTGTTGGGGCTAAAGAAACAGTAGACTGACTTGCAAATAACGTGTCTGCAGAAAGCACTTCGTTAGTAGCAACTCTATAAACTTTAGTACTTGCTAAATCAAAGTCTTCACTCGATGTCCAACTGCTTGTTGCACTTGCCCACGTTAATGTTTTGTCAGTAGTACCTTTAAGTGTAATACCACCTAAGTTAGCACTTGCGTCTGTTGGACTTGCTGATGCTCCTAGTATAATATTAATATCGTCGACTGACAGTTCAGTTGAATTTAACGTAGTAGTTGTACCGTTTACAGTTAAATTACCTTCAACTGTTAAGTCGCCGGATACACCGTTTACTGTAAATCCGCTACCTACGCTAAATGTTCCGCCTACGTTAATATTTCCGCCGACACCTAAACCACCAGCGACAACTAGAGCACCTGTTGTAGTATCTGTAGACTCTGTAGATGATCCAATTTCTGCTGTATTAGCTGTCAGATCAAGTGTGTCGTTAACGAACCCTTGTCCGTTAACGCGAATACCTTCTTTAACCT